TTAGTGACTCCAGATCAACGTTTTTTGTACCAAAAAAGTTTTCTGATACGAGTTGGCGATATCCTTCAATCATTGGCTTTGTACCACCTGGATACTTCCGCTTTATCTTCTTTTCAATTCTAGCATCTTCAACAACATTAAGATAAGACTTAAATCCAGGACCCTTCTCATTCTTCTCAGAATGCAGTCCTTTCAAAGGAGTCCAAAGTGCATGTCCAACTTCATGGAGAACCATCAAATCATAAATCGGACCACTCATATACTTAAAAATTGGTAGACGAATGACCCGATTTTTAACATCAAATGATGCTGTTTGATAATTACCATGTTCTACAGTAATGTTCTCAGAAGCAAGAAGTTTTGCTAAAATAGATTTTGTAGACTGTATTTCATTCATAAGATATCCTTTTTGATTAGTTTTTAACCTTCACTTATATGGTATCAATATCTGGAAATACTGTCAAGACAATTCTTGGTTATTTTTGGACTAATGAATCTCTCCAATCAAAACCCTCCGTAGGAAGCGTGTGTACTTGCATGTAATGCCCTTCTTTAACATCCCATGTATCATCGACACATTTTGGCTTCTTTTCAAAGCAAAACCACTTATAGTCCCAGTCCATAGCGGCATATTCCATATTATATTGGGTAAGTTTCTCTTTTATTTGTTTTTTGACATCAAGTTTCATAATTATTTTTTATTATAGGGTTCTAGTACATTTTTGTATATACTATTTGCGATTGCTGTCATCATTTTTGGGGCCACCATACGACCTAATCTTTCTGCCTGTTGATCAAAATCTCCAGTCAAAATAAAATCTTCTGGCATTCCCATTAACCTTTTAAATTCTACTATAGTAGGTTTTCTGTTTTCAGCATAATGAAAAACACCAGATAATCCTTTTTTCTGACCCTGTTGCGTTAAAGTCGGAGAAGGAAGATTTGGTGCTGGTCGAATCATGTTAAAACATGATCCCTTTGGGTTAAATTCATGAAATTGTTTATCTGAAGGTTTAAGTGGTTTTTCTGGATTGAAAGGCAGAAAACTTAAAAATTTCTTTTGAAATGATCCTTCAACATAATCTAAAAGCATTTTTATTTCTTCTGTATCATTTTCAATATCTTCAAAGGCCTCTCTCATTGTAACGTGTTTAGTTACAGTTTTAGTAGGAAAAATACCACTTATATTCATAAAATTAAGACCTATCGTTTCTGCAACATCTTTTCTCACACATATAAAAATTGTTCTTTCTCTTGCTTGAGGTGTCCCAAAATCAGCGGCATTCATAACTTGATATGAAACTTCATAACCTATTCGTTCAAAATCATTAATAAATTCTAAAAGTTTCTTCTTTGATTCTCCGAAAGTTATTCCTTTTACATTTTCTGCTACAATAACTTTTGGTTGGATTCCTTTGGCAATACGTATATATTCTAAAAATAAATCTTCAATACTTTCTTGAATTTTATCTTCAGAATATTTCTTTATTCCATCTTTTTTCTTTAATTCTCCTGTCTGCACAACTTCACCAGTTTCAAGATCAATAGAAGATTCTCTTGTATCTTCTACATAACCCACCCATCCTTTATTTCTTTTACCTGCAAGTGAAAATGCAGAACATGGAGGAGAACCATCAAGTAAATCTAATTCTCCAACTTTAATTCCTGCCATTTCTAAAAAATCATCTGATGAATATTTTTTAATATCATCTACTAAAACCTTTGTATCTGGAAAATTTGCTTTATATGTAGATATTGCTTCTTCGACAAATTCATTTATTAAAAGTATATTTGCTCCCGCAAGTCGATATCCAGTAGAACTTCCTCCACCACCAGCAAAACAACTGATGACATTAAATAGTTTTTCAGATGATTTTTCTTTAACTTCTTTTACGTAATATTTTTGATAACTCATACAAAAAAGTCCTCTATACTTGTGGTTGTAGCTTTCCAATCTCTGACTAAATCCATTATTCTGCTTCTATTATAGATATTAATTTCCTTATTGTCAAGCAATTTCTCAAAATAATTTGGTATTCCTGCGGCCAACTGTAAATTCAGATGATTTCTTCTCTTTATTTCAAGCAATTCGGGAAATGCATCAAATAATGGAGCTTTTTGATATGGTTTGTTGAAAAACTCCCAATCATGCTGTATCATCCAGTCCCAGACCTTCTTATCAATGTATGGAGCAACTATAGTAGAATCTATAGTTTCTGCTAACATCATTTGTTGTTTCACCCCTACAGGATTTCCTGGAATAAATTTTTGTGTAGTCTCATCTAATTTACCAAAGTAATCCCTTCTAAATTTATTCATCAATTCTTTGGTGTGTTTGAAGTGTATGTTTGCTCTTTTGCTTACTCCATAATAACCATCAGCGGCCCAACCAGTCAAAATATATTTCTCTTTTATGTGGGGATAAACATATAGAAAAGGAAATGTACATTCTACATGAGTTTTCTTTTTACATTCATATTTTTTAATTAAAGTAAAAAAATCATTTTCAATATTATTAACTGGAACATCTATAAGTTTAAAATTCCAACCAAAATGATTACATGCTTTTTCTGCATATATGCTATCATCAGAATCTTTTCCGTCAACTCTAAATGTATAACAATTTAATTTCTTATTTAATCTATGAGCGGCCGCGGCAACTGTTAAACTATCTGTACCACCAGACATCAATACTGCAACCGTTTGATCAGGTGCTTCTTGATCAATAATATTCGTGATAATTTTATCAATCACGAAAACCTTCGCCTTTTAAGAAATGTTCAAATCTATGTTTTATAACAACGTAAAATAATTTTAATAAACTATCTTCAGTATAACTACCTGCTTCAACTATTAATTTATATTTTGCCATTTTTCATTTTCCTTAAAAATATTTTTCTTTTCTTTCTTGCTTGTTGCATATAATATGTACTTGTTCTATCAAAAAAAGTATAACCATTTAAATGATCATATTCATGCAAAATTATTCTTGCGGAAAGACTTATAAAATTTCCATTATATTCTTCGCCATCTCTATCTCTCCAATTAATAGAGACACCGCTTGGTCTTTTCACATTAGGAAACAAACCAAACCACGTAAGACATCCTTCTTTCATCAAAACTTCTTCTTCTGTTGCTTCTATAACTTTAGGATTAAACATAATCAAAGGCTCGCCTTCATGTAACATAGCAAATGCTCTGCAATTAATCCCTATTTGATTAGAAGAAAGTCCCAATCCTTCATGTTGAACCATATTTTCAAGTAATATCTGTTCTAATTCATGAGCATTCAATGTATGTAATACTTTTTCATCATCAAAATATGTTACTTTATTAGAATCAAAATCAAATTCGTCTAATTTAGTTTCTATTAAAGGATGTACTCCATCTACGAGGTCTAAAATCATTGTACTATTCTGCTAAAATTTTTAACTTTTTGAAATTTAATCATATGTTGAAATTTATCATAAAGTATTTCCCCCTTATGACTTATCACAAACACATTTGATGCATTACCAAGAGAGTGTATTATTTTAAGAAAATCACTTGTTCCATCTTCATCAAGTGAACTATCAAACACCTCATCTAATATGAGTAAATTCGTACTCATACTATTTTTTAATTTAGCAATTGCTCTCCATGTAAAAAGCAAAGCCAAATCAATACGCATTTTTTCTCCTTCACTAAAAGAAGCATAAGTAAATTCATCACGAAATCTAGATTTAATCGTTTCATTAAAATTTTCATCAAGATTAAATGAAACATAAAAATCCATCTTTGACAAATATTTGTTAATTAATTTATTCATAATAGGAAGATATTTTTTAACAATTAATGTTTTAATACCCCCATCTTTCAACAAAACACTTGCAGTATCATATATAGATTGTAAATTACTATGTTGCTCTTTTAATGATGTAAAAGTTTTTAAATCTGATTTTAATTTTTTCAATTTCGCAGAAGCATCTGAAACATCTACATCATTTTCGTTTAATTGTTGTATTTCTACATTTATCTTTTCAATATATTGATTAATAGCAAATATTGAAGCATTGTGTTTTGTTACGACACCTTGAATTTCTGTAATTTTTTCTTGAGTAGTCTGCATTTCAGAAATAACGAAAAGAGATTCCTTAATATCTGCTCCTATTTTATTAATTCCATCACTTAACTCTGTTTTTTTCTCTTCTTTTGAATGGATCTCACAAGTTCTATGTTCGTCATCAATTGTCTGTTTACATGTTGGACAATCTGTATTTTCATTATAAAATTCAATTTCTTTTTCAAGTTTCTTTACATTTTTTTCAATTTCATCTTGATATTGTTCTAATTTTTGATGTTTCTTTTGTACTTTATCAAAATCATTAACAAGCTCTTGAAGAGTTGATACTTCTTTATCACAATTTGCAATATGAGAATTATATTCTTCTATTTGATTATGAGATTCATTAATCTTTTTTTGATTACTAGCAATTAATTGTTTATTGCTTTTTTTCATTTTCGAAATGAAATCTTCTTGTAATTCTAATGCATTTTCAGTTTTTGAAAAATTTAATTCATTTTGATATTGATCTTCTTTCAAATTAGAAACTTTACCCTTTAATAACATATTCATAGTAGAAAATATTTGAATATCGAGCAAATCTTCAATAATAATTCTTCGATCATTTGACTTGAGTTGCATAAAAGGAACAAAAGACGAACTACCAAGAACAACAATTTGAGTAAAAGATTTATAATTTAATTTGAGAATATTTTTTTCAAGATGTTCTTGATAATCTCTTACTTTTGAATCTTGATTTATTAATGAACCATCTACTTCTATTTCAAATCTATTTGGTTTAATTCCTCTACGAACAAGATACTGTCTATTACCAATTGAAAATTCCGTTTCAATAAGACAATTTCTATCATTGATTGAATTAATAATTTGTGATTTATTAATGTTTCGAAATGCTTTTCCAAATAGACTAAAGGTAAGAGCATCTAATATTGTAGACTTACCAGACCCATTTTCTCCAACAATTAAAGTTGTTGCATTTTTGTTTAAATCAATTTCAATAAAATTTTGACCAGTGGAAAGAACATTCTTCCATCTAATTTTATGAAAATTTATCATAATTTGATTTCAGTATTTCTATTATTTCTTTTTGGCAAGAAAGAACTTTAGCGTATGCTATGTCTCTGTTATTTTGAAATTTATGCTTGTATGTCTTGATATATTCCTTTTCTAAAACGAATAATTCATCAAGTTTAGTTTTCAGTAAGTAATTGAGGTGATGACTCATCTTCAAGGTTGTATTCTGAATTTTTAATTGTTTTTTTGAGAACATCAAGAATGTGTGAATTTAAAGATACATCTCTTTTATGTGCATCTAATGCTAATTTTACTATTATTTCATCTGGTAAATTTAATTCTATTTCTCTCATAACTTCTTCTAATGGTTGCCTAAGCCGAGATTTGGTAATCAATTGCTTCATTGTATAATGTCCTTATTAAAGTGTCAAGTTCTTTTTTATCTTTTTGAATATTTAATGTATCTACATAGTTACTCAAAATCGTAAGAGTGTCTTCAGCTTCATCGATAACTGTATTATCATCTTCGAATTCTAGATCAATATTTTCTATAACTGATACATCTACCACATCAACTTTATACAATTCATCTAACATTGTATCAAACCAATATGGATTTTGTTTTTGCACAACTACAACTTTAACGATAGATCCTGCATATCGTTCATAATCTTTTTCTTTAATTGTTTCAAATGTTTCTTTAGTATCATCATAATATATTTTATGAAACATATGATAAGGATTCTGAATAAATTCCAATTCTCTTGTTTTAGTGTCTAATATATGAAATCCTCTTGAATCTTTATAATCAGACCAAGTTATTTCATAGGGATTACCAAGATATGTAATACTTCCTTGAGTAGACTTATGATGAAAATGTCCACTATATACTAAATCAAATTTAGAAAACATTTCTGCAGTAAAACCATAATCACATATTTGTCCACGATGCATTTCAAATCCACTAATTTCAAGATGACCCATCATGATTTGCGCTTCAGTTTTTTTAATTGCTTCGACACATTCTGAATAATTATCCGAATTTATCCACGGCATCATCATTATTTTAGTACCATCAAAATCAACTTCTCTTGGACTAGCATAAATCCAAGGTTCTTGTTGACCATCTGATGATGAAAACAATTCTTCCATTGAATTAATACTATTCGTATTTTTATAAAAAATATCATGATTTCCGATTATAACGTGAGTATCAACTTCGTTTTTCCATAATCGTTGTACAAAATTTTCTCTTAAATCATTAGCGGTTTTAAAATTAATATATTTTCTCCTATCAACAACATCGCCCAAATGAATGCATGTTTTAATATTGTTTTTTTCAAGATAGGGGAAAAAAATATTATCGTAAAATTTACTAAAATAATTGGAGAAAGCAATATTATCATTTCTTGCTCCCCAATGAGTGTCCGTGATTAGTGCTATTTTCATATACTTACAGATCCTATATTAGAAACAACAGTATCTTCTTCTTTTTTCTTTCTCTTTTTAAATCTTTTTTCTTCAAAATCTTCTATAAATTGAGAGATCATATTTCTAGAATCAGCAGATCCTATTAAACTTAAATATTCTTTGCTGTCATCCGAACTTGTTTCTATATGATCTTCAAGATAGGACATTCTTTCCATTTCTTTATATTTAATATATAAATTCTTTTTTTCTTTTTGTATTCTTCTAACAAATGCCCAATAAATTATTTGAGTAAAATATGCAAAGGGATTTTTTGATTTTTCTGGATTAAAATTATTGACATATTGAAGACAATTTTCTATGCCATCAGAGATCATATCATCTTTAAATGCATAATTTATAAAATTAGGTCTAAAAGAAAGTCTTTCTGCTATAAGTAAAAAACATTCTCCTATATAATCTGGAACAGGTGGAATTTCTATATTTTTTTCCTCTGCTTTACTGATATCTTCTTTATATACAATCATTGCATTAAGAAAATCTTCATTATTTATGTAATTAGCCATAATGGCTCTCCATTAAAAGTGAAAATACTATGATATCATAAATATGTGTCATTTGTCAAGACATTGGGACAACTATAATTTTATATTCAAACTGTTCTTCATTATAAATCTTTATTCTCTCTACAAAATGGTTCAAAGTATAGTTTTTATAGCTTTTATATGAAAAATCATCAGATATATCATATAATGTAGCTATTTCTTTAGATTCATTTTTTCTAAGACCTCTACCAATACTTTGTAAATTTCTCACCCTTGACTTAGAAGGAGAAGCAAAAATGACATTATGTAAATTAGTAATATTGATACCAGTAGAAAAGGTGCCATAACTCGCAACAATGATGGCATCTGATTCAGATTCAACGATTCCTCGAATATCTTCTCTATCAGATGTTTCTGTTCCTCCGTATACGAAAAAGATTTTTCTTTCATTTTGTAAATTCTTTTCTTTTATAAGATCATAAATTATTCTTCCGTGTTTTTCTACCATTTGAAATAACACCAAAGTATTATTACTCAAACTTATTGCAAGATTTCGAATAAATCTATTTCTTGATTCATTCGAAACAATATAATTAAGTTCTTCTTTATAATTACAAGATTTGACTAATTCACATAATTTTTCGGGATATTGTAAAACTAAACATTTAATCTGAAATGGAGATAATGTTTTTTTATCTATTAAATCTTTTGTAGTTGTTACTGTATAAGTCTTTCCAAATAACCCCTCTAAAACTAATTTATGTGTTAAAGTACCATCTAAAGTTCCAGTTGTTCCAAATTTATATTTTGTTTTGGTTGTCTTTTCCATTATGGAAGTAAGTGATTTTGCTTTAAAAAGATGAGCTTCATCACCCAAAATAAAATCAAACTCAGCATAATAATTATCAGTCATTTTATATAAAGACTGCCAAGTAGAAATATAAATTGGTTTAGATGATACTCTATCCTTACCTGCATAAATTTGATGAACATTTTCCGAAGCATCCCAATTATCTGTTTTAGAATAATCAGCAAAATCACTTTTCATTTGTGCGACTAAAGATGTCGTAGGCACTACTATTAATGCTTTAAAATTCGGAAGTTTTTGTTGATAATATCTCAAAAGAAGATAAATTATGAAAGATTTGCCAGATGCTGTGGGAGAGAGAAGTAAGCACCTTTCATGATTTATAGCGTATAGAAACGATTCAATCTGATAGTCTCTAGCATCAATTGTTAATGCAAGATTCTTAACAAATCTTTCATAATCCTCTTTATTATATTTATTTAAACTTTTAGGAAAACTTTTATATTCTATTTCATATTGTCTCTCTTTTGAGAATTTCAATAAATGATCTAATAATCCAATATATAATTCTTTCGATCTTAAATTAAAAAGTCTGATTTTACCATCCCACATTTTATTTCTGTAAGATGGCATAAATCTATAACCAGGAATAAAAAAAGTAAAATATTCACTTATTTCCTGTTCAATACCCGGTTCTGCTTGAACCAACATATATACTTCATTTTTTTTATCTATCGATATTTTTTCTATCATGCCTTAGCCAAACTTTTGAAGCCGCCCAAACGTTGTCGGGCATTATCCAAACTTCAGTAAAATATTCTCCAACTGCTCTTGCAACATTTCCCCAATTATAATTGTGTCCCATAATTAAACCGTTTTCTTTTACTTTTGGTTCCCAATATTTTATATTATTTTTAACACTTTCATATATATGTTCTCCTTCTATAAAAACAAAATCAATTGATTCTTTTTTAAATCGATTTGAAGTAGTATTAGAAGTATCTACAATTGTTTCAAGATTCGAATATTTAAGAGACTCTTTCAACATTTTTCTTTTTGGTTCACAAGTTATACCATAAATTTTTAATTTTGGATTACTTTTTGCTATTTCAAAAACTGTTTCGCCCTCATTATCACCAATTTCAACACCTATTTTCCAATTAAATTGTGTGATAAAAACATTAATTACTTCCCATTTTCTCCACTGAATGGGATATGCAAATTGGGCAACGTTTTTTATTAAATCTTTCGGATTTGGTGAATTCATTTTAATAAGTTAGTCCATTTTTTAATAATTTTATCAGGATCAAATTTTTTCATATCAACTGATGTTTTCTTTTTATCAATATCAATAGTCCAATTATAAACATCATCTATAGTTGTATCTTTTCTTATAAACATGTTATTTTTATCTGTTAATATTTCTTCAGCCGCATCTGATTCATATGTTATTACAGGTACTCCCAATTTATTTGCTTCAAGATAAATAAGACCGAAAGTTTCTTGGGGCAGTCCTGGTCTAAAAAGACAAGCGGCATTCGATAAACTTCTTAAAACTCCTTCATAGTTTAATTCTCCCAAAAAATGAATAGGATATCCGTTTTTATTAAGGTCTGCCATAAAATCTGTAAATATTTTAACATCTTTCTTTTGTCTTTGAGGAGGACAACAAACATAAAAAGGTCTTTTCATTCCTTTATCATAAAGAGCAACATAAATCGTTAATGCTTCTCTAAATCCTTTTCCAAAAGCACTCATCCAAAAAAGATAATTTGATCTTTTTTCTTTTGGTTTTTGTTTATCCATACCTTTTGGAACCATATAATGAATAGTTTGATCTCCCTCAACTGTTTTTCCCTTATCTTGTACATATTTTTTAAGTGCATTAGATAAAAATAATCTAGGAACTTCTTCATGACAAGTTGTCCAATTATGTAACCAAATATAAGTTTTATCTCCACTATTCATTTCTAAGGGAGATAATACTGGAATATGAGGATTAAACATATAATAATTTTTCCAACTATTACCATTATATGCAATCTGATTGCAATGTATTCTTACCCTCGATTTAGCATAATGATGTCTAAACATATTTAAATGTTTTACACCATTTACTATTCGATCAGTTCCATCTGTTTGAGAATGAACTAATCCAACATTAAAATTTTCACTAGCAAGTTTTTCCGCAACTGTTAAAATTTGTCTTTCAGTTCCCCCCATTGCACCACCATCTTTTTCAAATAATGGAGGAGAAAGGATTAAATAATCATAACTCATTATGCTCCTGAAGTAAATTTTCTCCAATCAATTATACTCTTAATCAAAAAATTTCTATTGATAATCGTTTTTATAATTGATTCTAAATAATTTATTTTTTCTTTTTGATATTCAATTTTTTCTTGCATTTCAATTATATCTTTATCTGAATTTAAAAATCTATCTATATCTAATTTATTTCTAGATTTAATATCTAATTCAAATGGTTCCCACTCTAATTTATCTAAACTATCTTTGTCAAGTTTACCTGTATAATAAAGCCATTTTAATTTAGACAATTCTTTCATTTTTGACTCATATTTTACAAGTCTTAATTTTTCATCTGAAAAAATTTTAAAATATTTATTGTGAAGTTCTGGTATTCTTGTTGATTCTACATCTAATTGCAAATCATCTAGAACACAATCACTGGTCCATAATTCTTGTATGTTTTCTAATTTCATTATACCTCATAATCAACGTTCTCCTATAATTCTCTCAACTTTATATGTAGTATATGCGAATGTAGCATCCGCGGCAACAACTTCTGCATCAGCAACATCCGAAGACATCTCTATATCAGTTAAATCTACAGGAAACAAATTTGTAAATTTAGCCACATATTGAACATTCTTATTGCTCGTAAGGATTGTTAAGAAACCATCAGAATAGGTTTCTTCAGAATTATACTGTTCTAAGTCTTCAGGAAAAGTAATTCCTTTAATCCAATTATAAACTTCTAACCAATTTTGTAATTCTTCATCTATTATAAACCTAACACGTAATTCATTCATTTGTACTTTATCGCCAGCAATAGGCATATCTCTAAGAGGAGTTACTTGTAAAAACTGACCTGCTGACAAACCCGGTAAATTAGTAGATTGACAAAAAAAGTTCACATGCGGAATTTTGTCAATCACAAATTTAAAACCCGTGGGTATAAAATAATTTAAATTTTTTGGTTGTCTTGTAGCTTCTGCCATAGTTCATCTTCCGATACATTTGGTATATTTTCTAATGATTGATTTTGATCAATAACTCTTTTCATTATAAGATCATCATATATATTTAGTAAGTCTTTGAATCCTTCTATAAATTCATCTGTCATAGTATTACCCGCCCCTTCTGAAGGATAAGCATTAGTACCATCATACACATTATCTCTTTCACCAAATACATCAAAACCTATTAAATATTTTATATCTTTGGGATAATATTCATGTGCTACTCTTATAGTTTGTATACCAGCACTTCCTCCATATATTGGACTGGGAACATGTGATATTTGACTTTTTTCTTTTATCCAAGTTATATGATGATGTCGTCTAAATCCATTATAAATGAATTCATAACCGGTTGGTTCATTCTCAAATAATATAGCATCATCAGGAATCTCCATAGAATCTCTAACTTCTCCTGGAAGAGGATTCATATTACTAATAAGAACTTTATTGTTTAAAGAATAATCAGAATTTAATACTTCATGTGTAATATGACCATCAACGGTTAAAAGATAATCTGGTGCAAAATCACGATAA